TTATTGGATCGTGACGGGTTTCCTCTGCACCGCGAGGATGACCCCATGATGCAGGGCAATTCTTCGGATCGGGAAATATACAACGCATTGATTAACGAAAGGAAGAATTATGTTTAAGGATATTATCAAGATCGACATAGGGCGCGGCCCATATCGTTGCGCCCGTGGCGAGTTTAGATATGTAACTGGGCGCGAATGGATGCGCGACAGGTGGCAACTATTCGCCATCAATCTGGCGAAGGTGTTTGATGGGTTACTTGGTGTCATTTCATTGGGAATGATAGACTCCAATCTATACGAGCATTTAGTGCTTGATACGTTCAACGACTAAAACAAAGGGCGAAAATGACATATAAAGGTTGTAAAATTACGCGCACAGACATAACGACAGATACCCCGCAAGGTGTGCGCAAGATTTACGCGATTGAAGGCGCTATCGACAAGGGCGCAGGGCAGCGTCCCTTTCTAACATCAATACGCGCTGCAAAGCATTACATAAACGCAATTTTAAAAATGGAAGAAAACAACTTTGAAGATTATGGCGAAATGGATTTAGCTACAGCGTGCGCATTGCATCCCATTGGGTATACAGTTAATTAGCAATACAAGCCACCAGTTACAAGCGACCCCTCGGCCAGTTACTCTGGTTCGGGGGGTTTCTTTTTTCTCCATCCACGTTCTGAATATCTCTTCTTGTTACGCATTCCATCTATTTCTATCTGTGCGTCTGATTTCGCCTTTTCTGCCATCGCATGATAGGCATCGTCATCCAAATCCAAATACCTGTGGAATGGGGTTTTCATATTGATTATGAATCTCCATAGTTCATCAGAACTTTCACGCCTAACGCCGTAAACTTTTTCGCCCGTTCGATTAGTCCCCAGTGCCTCGCGCACCAATGTCCGGCGATATTCATGCAGGGCCTGTTTGATTACAGAGGCCGCCAGTAACTTGTATGGTGTTACCATATCTACATTTTGATTACTCTGCATGGGTTACACAGTCCTCCGGGTTCAGTTTTAGATTGGAGCATATTCTCCCCAATGTTGTTGATGAGAATGGCGCACCATTCATCAGCCGATTGAAATGGAAGTATCCCATACCCATCTGCTCCGATGCACTGCGTTGACTCAAGCCCATTTCCTTCAAGCGGGCCTCAATCCGCATTTTATTCAGTGTTACAGTCATCTTGATTGCACTCCTATTTGATTGCTTTTAGTACATTGCTCGCGCCTTTTCCTCAAAAATTATGAAGGCATTGCGCAGTTGTGTTTTTGATTGCATTCACACTAATATAGCAATAAACCGTAATGATTGCCACTTTTTACGCAAATAATCCTTGCACATTGGCATATATGTAGATATATTTGATTGCATGTTGTTTTGATTACCCTAAATCGCGGAGGACACATGAACAGTAACACTATTAAGTTTGGCGATAACGCACCTACCAGCGTTACGTTCAAATATGGCAATGTGACGCAGTGTGAGTCGCAGCGGGGCGGTGATCCGTATTATCGCTTTGATTGCGAGGAAGGTCGCATTAACGCATCGAAACCATTGGCCGAAGCCATCGCCGCCAACTGGCCCGGAAGTGGTGGGCGCGTTCGCATCACCAAACGCAACGCCCGGACATATGAAGTGCAGAAGGAGCAAGATGGATCTGATTACCCGCTGGAGATGCGCCAGTGGGATGACGCCTCAAACGGATTCGTCAACATAGAGATGACGTTGGGCGTCAACGGTTCAACCCCTGCCGCGCAACCCTCACAGCCACAGCAACGGACGCCCCAAGCGGCTCCGGCTGATGGGGAGGATAAGTGGACTTCGATTGTAAGCATGATGGCCGCTGCTGTCCACGCTGCTGAGAGTATTTGCCCCGACAGTTACACGGCGGCAGAGCGGGAGAAAGTCGCTGTGTCTATGTATATGTCAGCGGAGCGTCAGCGGGTAGATATGAGTAGCTCACCCGTGAGTGTAGAGATAGATACCCCCCCTGCGGGCGAAGGCATTGGTTACATGGTGATAGAGAAGATGTCAACGGGTGACATTGAAGCGCCACCACCAGAGCCACCTGCGGAAGTGCAGACCGTCAGCGTAAATAACCCACCAGAAGATACCGACGATCTGCCGTTCTAAAATGAATCTGGGCATGGTGAAAAATCGCTTGTATTGCCTTGTAGACCCGCAGAGATACTGCGGGCGGGGAATTGCAATGCAATACGCACAGTGTAGTGTTTTACTGTTATTCTGGGGAGTCTAACAGTTGAGCACATCACCATGCCCAGACTTTTCTTTCTGTGTTAATGGCAACCCAATACCAAAGGGCCGTCCCCGGCTGGGCTATCGTAGGCGTGTATTCACCCCGCAACGCACACTGGACTATGAAGAATTAGTTGCCCGTGAGGCCGTGTCGCAGGGCGTAAAGCGCGTCAGTGATACACTCAGAGTTGAGATTGATTTCTATCGGTCAACGCGACGCAGAGTAGATTTAGATAACCTAATTAAAAGCATCTTAGATGCACTGAACTTCATTGCATACGATGATGATGTGCAGATCGTTCAGTTGGAAGCGAGAAAGGATTATGATAAGAAGCACCCGCGAGCGGAAGTTCGCATCTATAAAATACAGTAGCTAAAAAATATCCATCCGTAACTGGTTTACGGTAGAGCTTGAGGAAGAGGCAACGCTGGGAAGGTTGCATACCGTTTTTCGAGGAAGGCGCGTATCGTGAGGACGAATACGCCACCGCCCTATCTAAAGACGGCGTTGGGGCTTGGGCATCGTGGCAGGGCACTCGCAAGCTGCTATCTAACGCTATCACAGATCGACAGAAACCCGACGACTCACTGAGCTAAGAGCATGGGACAACAGGCTACACCTATAGCCTTGTTGTTTCCCCTCGGATCTACTGAGCTATAGACAGGCGCACTATGGGACGTATGGCAGAGATTAGAGCGTTGCAGCATGAAGAGATACCAGAGTCAAGAGAGGCGCTAAAAACAGCATCTCTTAAATACCACTACATTGACCTCATGGACGGGAGGACACAGCGGGCAATATGGGGTCGATTCCTATTCTTTGATCGTAAAGGCAACTTACTTCCAGATGAAGAAATGCTATCCTAAACAAGGAGGATTTATGTTAAACTCAGACACACCATTAGGCATTGGTTACATAAAAAACCAGCACAAGGTAGCCGAGTTGATTGAGCGTAAATATGGCGTAGAGATGATTGATTGCGGCAAGACGGCTGTTGTGGATTACATGGCTTGCAGAGACAAGAAGACCGTGGCGTTGATTGAGGTTAGGTGTCGCAACATAACACGCAAAGCATTAAGCCATAAATACAACGACGAGATTATAGTCACACACAGGAAGATATCAGAGACAGTTGAGTTGAGCCGCATACAGTCCGTTCCTTCGTTTATCGCTTTTAAGCTGTTGGATCGAACCTTGCTTATACAGATTGCAGATGCACGGGGGGAAATGGTTGTGCCATACAGAGTAGACAGGACGGTCACCCCAAACAACTGCAACAAGACAGGTATCGCAGAAAGAGACAATGGATTCATAGACGTAACCAACGCAAAGGAGTTACACTTTGACGGCGACATTTAGTTATGTCTTTGACGATAGGGATTATCCGGGCATACAGCTGACGATTGAAGCAGAGATTATACCGGGCGTAAGAGAGACACTAAACCACCCACCTGTCGATTCTGATGTTATAATTGGGACGATTGAGGGTGATTTCAGAGTGTATTACGAGGAGGATTACTTTACTGAGGTAGAGTGGCAGCGCATACTGGATGCAGCCGAAACTAAACTGATAGGAGGATAACAACCCATGGATAAGATGGACAGGCATGAAACAGCCCGTATGCTGTTGGAAGCAGCAAGGCGCATAACAGTTACAAAGGAGATAGAGCCACTGATACGGCAGGTTGAGAATGTGCTGGCCGTGGAGGTCATACAGGAGACAACAGCAGAAGCTATTGAGCAGATCCTTAGAGATAGATGGATGGACTTGTATGAAGGCGCAGGTAAGCCAGAGCTGCCAAGGCCCATAGAGAGTTACCTGCCAACTATTCCCACATTGGATAGGATACGAGATACACCCAATCAAACCACCTTAGAACCGTTGGATATGCCAGATTATCAAGCGCGAAGACGTGCATGGCACATAAAAAGGCAGCGTGATGGCGTTATAACCAGAGGGTGGGAGAAAAATGAACGAAAGTAAGAGTATATTACACAAGAATTCTTTTTATGAGGAGTGGCGCTGCTTAGTTCCCGGTTGCACTCACTCATCTACATATGTTGGTGTTTCCCATTTGCACAAGGACCTGCTGGACGACAGGATGGAGTGGCATGGTTCAGAGATACATAAAACACACCTTGTGCGAATCTTTCTCAACAAAGCAGATATGCAAACCTCAATGGAAGTTGAGAACCTGCCCCACCTACACTTGAAGGAGATAGATAGTCAGCTTTCCGACTTGCAAGAATACGCAAAGAAACTTGCTGACGATGCCGAGTATAGGTTGCGTATGAAAGAGGTGCATGGTGATTAGAAAAAAGAAAGGTCATAAAAACACCAAATCTAAAAGAGTATTAGGTAAATCTGATGCTCAACGATTTCACGCCAACAAAAGGGGTGGTCAGCGATACGGTGGAATGTCAGACGATGTGCAGAGAGAGATTGTCCGAAGAATAGTTGGGCGAAAAGGAGCTATCCAACTTGGCAAGCAATCTGCCCGCGTTAAATTGTATGATGTAAGATATGGGCTAACTATTTACAGAGTGGTATTTGACTTGAAACGCAAGACGCTGGTTACATTCTTGCCGCCGGGAGAAATACCGTTTGACGACAGGACAAAGTTTAATCCTCATTGGGAGTCAGAATACAATGCAAAGTTTCCAGATCAAACCCCACCCCATCCCCAACCCAGATGTAATTGAGGAGAAAAAGATTACCGCTCCATTTTACTCTAAGATTCTTAGATTTGACTTGGATTCAGATGGGCGTCCCTGCGTGTGGTTTTCTGAGCGCGTAAAAAATGAAGAGGTTGATTACAGTATATCTCTATACAGAGATGGGGATCAGTATAATGCCTTACTGCATACCAGACATATAGGAAGCTGTTACTATAAGGGTAATATGATTCACGCCTTTGTGGGAAAAACGAGGCATATATAAGGCTTGCTTTTAGATTGAAGTGGGCATATCTTTATCCTTGTAACCAAAAATAAAAAAGCGATTTGGTGGTCATCTCGCTTGTCTGCCGTGACAATATTTTTGGGTTTGAAACGCGTCGGGAAATTAGAGTTCCAGCTCTAATAGATTCTCGGCGCGTTTTTCTATGCGGCTCTTCTCGGCTGCACAATGACCTCTTTACCATGCTGCTTACCGCGCTGCACAGATAGATCAACCCACCAACCGCCCTTGGGTCTGGGACTTTTGCCCGTCTGCACCCACCACGAATCGCCCTTGTATTCGTCTTTGTAACTGGGCAGCTGGAGATGCCATTGCGTGTCTTGGTAGATGCGCCCGTTGCCAGTGCAGCGTTCGCGCTGTAGCTCGACCATCCACGATTCGTGAATATGCCCAGAAATCACAATATCAGCGTCTGGAAGATAGGTGGCCCTGCGGTTAGTGCCAATGACCCCCTTTGTAACTGGCCCCCCACCGCCTGTGCCATGCGAATAGGCCACGCAAATGCTGTCAATGACACGCCTGTTGTCACCGCGCTTGCCCTTGCAGGTGCGATAGGGCCGGAATATGATCCACCCAGCATACGGCATGATCTGTATGTCGCTGCCTGTCTGCGCGTTGAGTTGCTGCACAGTAGCGCCCAGCAGGTCAAACTCAGCATGGGATATGATTGATGTTTCATGATTCCCCCTGCACCATCCAGCAATGAGATGGGCATAGGGCGAGAGGAACTCAACGGTATCCTCTACGAGGGCGTTGAGGTAGTCTGAGCGTTTGTATTCGGGGCGCAGGGAGGACTTTGAGCCACGCCTGTCATTGCGTCCTCCCATTGCATCCCACCAATCACCCAGCATGTAAACAGGCGCGGCCCGTTTCAGTGCTTCGTCGAGGTGACGCTTGAGCATCTTGCGGTCACAGTCGGCTGAGTCGAAATGCTGATCGGACATAAATAGCACCGACCCAGCCCAGTGATTAACGCCAATGTCCCACTCTGTGCAGAGTGTTTTGTCACCTATGCGACGTGTCTCAGCGACTGTCTGCGACATCCACAACGGCTTGTGAGAAAATGTAGGCAATCGCCACTGCGGCCATCGGCCACGTCAGCTCGACTGCTCCGGTTGTAGCCGCAGCGCCCACGGCAGCGGTGACGGCCAGTTTCCGCGAGGCCGCTTTATTAGCAACCCCCTTAACCAGCGATTTAATCGTCCCAATATTCATGCCTCTACAAGCTCCTCTACGGCCTCCGCAGTTACAGCGCCATTCTCACTCGATTCCTCGTCCAACACGCTCTGTAGGGCCGTTATAGCGCCGTTCTGACGCTGTATGAGTGCGGTTAGTTCGGTTACGCGATTCTGGGCTACCTGTAGCTCCTCAAACGCCTTCTGCTGCTCTTCTTGGATCTGCTCTTTACGTTCTAATACTGTCATTGCTAACCTCGCTGGTTATGGTGTTGTAGTAAGCCCTCCATCCGCGCTTGGGCGCGTAGGAGTTCGTTGAGTAACTCGTTGGTATGATCTAATTTCTGCGCTACGGCTCGCATCTCTGCTGCGGCATCTGATCCGTTGCCGTTGCCATTTTTTCCGGCCAACTTTGTCAGCACATATGCCGTGATCGCACCACCGCCCAATCCACCACCACCTGTCGTCAACAACATCGTTACAGGATCACTGCCCGGTTCCATTGCCAATTACCATTTAGTTTTGTGTGACCAATATCTTGCCGATAATTTTGACGGCCTTGAATCTTGCGCGTTATGGCGAGCGTAATAGCTCTTTCTACGCGCCTTTTCCTTAGCTGTTTTGGGGTTTTTACCTGCGCCTTTTACGCCCTGTTGCCCAAAACGTATCGTCTTGACCTGCCCACCCGATTTAGCTACTACGACGTGTGATTTAGTCGGATGGTTGGGTGTTCTCTTAGGTTTATTGTAACCAGATACACCTACTCGCGCTAGTCTGGGATCTTTCTTTGCTGGCATTAGCGCCCCCTGCGCGATTTAGCCTTGGGCTTGGCCTTGGCTTTCTTCTTCCGGGCCTTTGCTGCTGCCTTCATTCCAGCTGCTGTATATGGGTATTTCTTGCCGCCTACGTTTGGCATGTTACTGGCCTTTCCTTTTAGGGTTATCTGCGTTGCTTGTAATTACATCGTCACCGCGCTTGACCGTCACATTACCGCCCTCTACGTCAACACTCATGGGTGGCTCCGCTTTGTCGAGACGGTCGAGTTTCTCGATCAGCTTGTTGATGACCGCGAACTCCGGTTTCTCTTCTTTGGGCGCTGCTCCAGATATGTTACTAAGCATAGAGATCAACGCTGTTAGTGATGATCCCAACAGCCCCATCACAGCTGCTATTTTCGCCTCTTCCAGATACAGGCTGGCTACTACGCCGATCACCACAATGGATGTGATGTAGGGTAGCCCGTGCTTGCCGATACTTTTCCCAGCTACATCTTTGGCGGTCGATTGCGCTTCTAACCGCTGTAGCTCTGCGCGTATCTCTGCTTTGTAATAATCGAGACTGCGCTTCTCTTCGTCCGTCATTGACCCTCGCCAAAATAAAATCCCAACACTGTCCCGTAGATACCGATCAGCACTGTTGCGTCGATCTGGTTAGTCACCACCGTCTCGTAGACAACCAACCCCGTCAACGATATGCCGATAAGCTGGCGTATCGCCTGTTTGCTCACCCAACTTGCGCGACCGTTACTGCCGCTTTTATGCTGCGTAGGAGTAGACCCCTGCGGCATCACCTCGCTCATTAGGCTGCGCTACTCCACGGAGCGGACATCTCTCTGGGTGCGCTTGCACGCGCCTGTAGCTGTGCCTCTAAGCCCGCTTGCTGCTCTTGCCCCCATGCAGTGAACTGATCCACTGCGTGTTGTGGAAGACCCGTTAGCGCATCGAAAGCGGTAAAATCAGCGGCTGTTACATCGCTGAGATCAATGGACACCCACGGATCTGTAGAAGCCACCTCTCCTGTGTCCGTGTCAGTGGCTTTTGCGATACATACTACGGCACTTATGCAATCAGTCTGCACGCTGCCGTCACCGAGCGTTTCGGTACCGACGCGAATGCGGTCTGTGATAGTGAGGTCGTGTTGGATCGCCATTGTCTATTCTCCTTATGCCGCTTCTAATGCGGCTACTTTGGTTTCAAGGGTTTCGATTTTTGTGATTGCTTCTTGTAGTGCGGCTGTTAGTAACGGTACCAGCTTGCTCTGGTCGATGCCTTGATACTCTGGGTTGCCCTCATCGTCCACAGCATCTTTCTCGCCAGTAATAGCTTCTGGCACAATGTCAGACACCTCATGCGCCACAAACCCGTCGACTGTTTGATCAGCGTTTGATATGAAATTAAAACGTGAGGGTTTGAGCGATTTGATGCGCGTGATGCCGTCTGTGATTTCTGTAATATTTTCTTTGATGCGATAGTCTGAAGAGGTGTTGTAAGCAGTAGCCGACCCTGTATATGTAATAGAGCCGACTTCGGTAGATCCGTTAATATCAAAACGAATAAAACGAGTGCCTGCAGTAGCACCCGCAGATTGAAGCGTGGCAACATTGTTTCCTGCAGCGGCTTGAGCAGTAATGATGCCAAAGGCAGACGTAGCGCCCACAAGCAGATTGCCGCTCGTATCAACCGAAAGACGGGTGGCACTATTTTTCAAATCATAAATATAAAACGCCCCATTACCACCTAATCCACCAGAATTAGAACTTCGACCCACTTGCCACGCATCGTCGCCAGCAACATTCCCGCCAAAGTTAATATATTGATATTGAGCGGCTCCAGTATCTCGGCCAATTTGAATTACGCCGCCACCCGAAGTCGTCTCAACGTGTAACTTTGACTCTGGCGATTCCGTGCCTATGCCGACGCGATTATTGGAATTGGTAAGCGTCATAACTGTTAAATTGCCACCATCAATAAATTGCAAATGGTCAGCAGATCCACCGTAGGAAATTTTGAAAACGTTGCTGTTATTGCCTAATCGGATTGCCGTTGCATTGCCACTGCCTGTATTTGTAACTCCTCGTTTCAATTCTAACAGAACGTCTGACGCACCCGTATACGGCGTAGCACCTTCGGCTATTAAATTCAGCAGACCTGTTGGCGAGTCTGTGCCGATGCCGACGTTGCCGTTCCCTAAAAACGTAGTTTTTATTACTCCACCAGTACCTCGGATATATAACGGATCGGCCTGTATAGACAACTGGACAGTTGCAGATTGCGCGTCATTTAGCGCGGAAAGTCTCAGATCGCCGCTACCGCCAACTACGCTAAAGTTCTCGTTTGCAGCTGGTTTTACGGTCAATGGGCCATGTGGCGAGGTTGTATTGATGCCGACGCGATCTGCTGACGCATCAACGAAGAGGGTGTCGGTGTCTACAGCGAAGTCACCGTTATCTATTTTCATCGCCAGAGAACCGTCACTATACCAAAAATGGTCTCCGCTGCCGAAATAATACGACTCGTCTGACCCTAATGATGAGCCGTTATAGATTCCACTGTAATTAGCGTCAGAATAAAATTTAACTTTTGCGGTGTTGCTTCCTATTTCCGCTCCACCGTTGCCAGAGATTAAGCCGCTGAACGTTGCCGTGCTGCCGCTGATCGTACCGCCAGTGACGTTGCCGCTGATATTTCCCGTGACATCGCCTGTTAGGTTGCCTGTGACGTTACCTGTCACGTTCCCTGTCAATGCACCACTTACGCCACCTGTAGCTGTAATGAGGCCAGTTACGCCTAATGTGCCGCCCATAAGCGCATTACGGCTTAGATGCAGGTCACGGGGGCGTGTAGCACCACTCGCGCCAATGTCGTAAGTCGCATCCGTGAATATGAGGTTGCTGGTGATGGTGCTGTTGACCGTGAGAGTGTCGGCACTAGAGTCACCAATGGTAGTATTACCGTTGAGCGTTATGCCACCCGTTAGCGTCAGTGTGCCGCCGATGGTGACGTTGTTAGTGACCGTTACATCATCGACAAACAAGTTCGCCCAACGCACGCCCGTTGTTCCCAGATCGTCCGTCGAGTCTGTGTCAGATACGATATTACCGCCCGACGTTATGCCAGCAGAAGCCGTTACAGCGCCCGTAGACTCAAACGTGCCAGAGAGGGCCAGATTGTTGATGCGGTTGCTGCCCGTTGCGTCAGCGAGGTTGCGCGAGGCGTCTATGACCAGCGCCTTCGATGCAGTAGCTTGCCCTGCCGTCACGCCCAAGTTCGTTGCGTCCAGCCCACCGTTGATGGCGCTGCTGGTCAGCAAGTTATCGAACTCGTTGTTCAGCTGGGCGGCTGTAAGGATCGCGCCGCTGGCAAATGTATGTACTCTTGATACGGTTCCCATTAGTTGCCCCTGTTACCCTGTGTGCGTCCTAATCTGGACAATAAAGTCTCACGTTCTTGTGCTCGTTCGCCACCGCTTTGCGCTCTTTCTGTCATTGCTCCAGCTTGCAGCAATGCACTCAGCGTTGACTGCTGCTCTCTTGACATAGTTTCTTGCACAATATTCTGTAGCTTTTCTAGTGCTGTAACTGTCTCGGTTACATCTCTTGGAGTTACATCACGCTCTGATTTACCAGTTCTTTCGGCGGCTAACTTTCTCAATCCCTTATACCTGTCGGCAACACTCTGCCTTGCTTTTCCAGCCGCTTGACCAACTCGTGAGCTACCTGCTAAAACTGCGTCCAACGCCCCCGTAGCCTTATCTTTTAACAACCTAACGCCATCTGGAGAATATAGGTAACTCAATGCCATGCCGCCAAAACGAGGGCTAAACTGCGCCAATGATATAGGTGTCAATAACCCGCCCATTAAGTTGTAACCAAGCAACCCTCGTCCAAGCTGGCTTATCTCTGATCGAACAACAAGGCCGTCACCAAATAGTGGACGCATACTGTAACCCAACACCTTGGGTATAAGATATGGGTTATTCGTTTCATCTGCGAGCCTCTGCAAGTTGGCAAAAGAAAGCTCACTCTCATTGTCACCAAACGCCTTGAGGACAGACCGTAACACCTGCTGCGGATCCCCCGACTGTCTGATAACCTCAAAATCTGTATCGCCAAACTTGCGCTGTGGATCTTTTATGCCCAACGTCTGCCCAATCAACCTCATGCGGTTGGTGTAGTCTTCGTATTGGGCCATTGCTTGTTGGTAAAAATTAGCATTGGGGCTGGAGGTTCTTCCAAGCACTTGTTCTGCTTGCGGCGTTTCGTATGACTTAATGATGGTTTCATAGATCATGTCGCGCAGTTGCTGTAGGGCAGCTTGAGCAGTTTTGGTTACGCCCGCATCTTTAGCATCATCTACTGCTCTTTTAGACAGATCTAAATCGTATACTTTTTTGCCGTCATTGTTTAAGATGTTTTCAAATGCTTCCCTTATGGCCCCCGGATTCTCCATCAACCTTACTATTTCGCCGCCCTCATCTAATATAACTTCGTACTTAGTGGGGGCATCAGTCTGCGGTGCTGTGATAATTTGTCCATCTGCGCGAATATTTGTAACTGCTGGATCTTCTTGGGCTACTTGTTTTATGCGTACTCCATACCTACTTAAATCGCCACCCTTATTAAATCTTTGTATTATTTGAGATTTAAGGCCGGGCATATCGACATCTATTTCGTCCATCTTGAGGGCTGTTCTGGCTTCTTTAGACGCCCCTTGCATTTTCTCTTGATACTTCTTTGTTGCCTTAGTTAGCTCGTCTAAAACGTCTTCACCAACCGCTCTGCCGGGTTCCGGCTTTTTGTTTACAACATCCAACATTACTTGGCGAAAACTTTGGTCACTCAGCTTACTGTAGTCAATAACTTTCTGTATTACATTCTGACCCAAACCTGTGGTAAACCCAAACCACGCAGAAATCAGCCCATCAAACACACTGCCAGCTTTTACAGGTTCAGCCCTGCCGCCCGACACGGCTTTAATGCCTTCAGTGCTTACCTCTTCTACCTTTTCTATACCTCTTCTCAGCGCGTCGTAAGCCTGCTCGCGTGTAACTCCCTTGACCGTATCAGTTACACCGCCCATCACCTCTCTAAACCTATCAACAAACCCCGGAGCAAACTCAGTTGCACCTTCAACGGCGTCAGTTACATCGTCTATGGCTGCCTTGGCTTTGCTACCTTCATACTTTACCCTTAACGGCTCTACGACGAATCTATTGCCAGCTTTCATGCCAACGCCCAACCCAAACTTGCCAGCCTTCAAACCGGCCTTGGCTGTGCCTTTTGTAACTGCTTTCGCTGCTCTGTAACCAGCCTTTGGCACAACCAATGTCGGGTCTAATGCTTGCGCCGTAGCACCAACGCGCTCGGCTGCTTTTGCTACACTGGCAGCTGCTCCACCAGCATCAGTTCCACCAACTGCTCTTGCTGCTCGGCCTACGCCCCGTGCGCCCAGTGACGCACCTTTAGCAGCTACGGATGTGCCACCAGCCAACATGCCCAAGATGTCGAGGGGGCGCTCTTGTATCCCGCGCCCGGTAAACTCAAACTCATCGCCCACCTTATCGAAGCCAGCCGACTCAGCTATACCTCGACCTAATTTCTCGGCTACACGCTTATTTTCTGGGCTAATATCTGTTCCAAGTGCCAACTCAGCCGCACCTGCTGCACCTCGACCCAGCGCCTCTGCTGTATCCAGCGGGTTCATTACTGCTGTAGCTAAGTCTTCAGCAATAGCCCCTGCACTGGACGGCAGGTTGCCCAGCGTCTTGAGGATGTTGAACCCCTCTTCTGGGTCGTAGGCAAACGTAGCTCTGTCATCCTCTTCAGATACACGCACATCCAGTTCATTGCCATACTTTTCGGCAAACTCCAACCCTAACGATTCGCTATTGCGGTTGGCAAACTCTGGCTTGGCTTTCTTTACTGCTTCACCAAGCTCGATGTATGTATTAAACCTATATGCCATTACTGTCTACTTATCCTGTCGAGAGGATTGTCAGATAAGACACTTCCAAGCCTGTCGGCATCACTTTCTGATTGGCCTTGATCGGTTTCGTATAAATCATTTCGGATATAGCCAACATTAAAGCCGCCTCCCTCCAAAAGACGAAGATCCCTTTCTAATGATCCAACTAAAGTGCTTCTAAACACTTTTGCTATATCCAACGATGTCTTCATCTCATCTTTTTGCGTAAAAAGCTGTTTGTCAATTCTTTCGATGTCTTGATTACTCAACGTGCCGCCATACGAAGAAGCTATTGCTTGAATCAAGCTCTGCCTTCTTGCTTCAGCTTCTGCTGCATCCCCACCAAACAGTAACTGAGGAACATTGTCGAGGCTATACCGACCTTTTTCAAGGAATGTAAAATCAGCATCCTCAAGAAAATCAGTTAGCTCATCTGCCTTAGCGACAGCTTGTATGCGAGAAGAAAGTTCTAATATCTGAGGTGCTTTTAACTGCTGTCCTACTGGCTGTTTATTGTTTTCAGCCTCGAAAATCTCTCTGCGAAGCTGTAACTCATCTTCTTGGACTTTAGCCATCCTGTTTTTGTAATTTTCCGTATTCCTACTTGTAGTCTCTGCTAGCTCGAATCTCCTCTCAGCTAACTCAGCCGCCCGCTTATCCAAGCCAGCCTTACGCTCACGTTCAGCCTCTTCGACCCGGCGAGACAGTTCGCCCTTGACCGCTGCTCCACCGCCCTGTAACGCCTTGCCAAGCGTATCCAGCGACATAAAGCCACCTGTGTCTGCTTGCGCCCGTTCTACCGTAGGACGCGCTCTGCCGCCCGTTATGGCCGATATAAGGTTAGCCCGTGCTACACGCTGGTCTGTAGTGCGATCTGCTCGACGCTGTGCGCGATTCTGGGCTGCGTTGGAGATCAAGCCGCCAAGTAACTGTGCGCCCGATGCGGCCAGTTCGGGGTTGTCTGTAATAGCTTTTCCAATTCGGGACAGTAGCCCAACCTCTACGCCTTCACTGACTGGAGATATTTCGCCCTTTTCTACTCTTTCAGTAGACAGCTGTGCGCGAGGGTCTATTGATCGGCGCTGGGTCGTATCCATACCAGCAACTAAATCCCGTACATTAGGTTCAGTTTCTGAACTTTCTATTGGCAATTCTTGCTTATTCGGAGCAATCGTAGTAAAATCTATTGGCTCCCCTGTTCCAGAAACTCTTGCTAATAGTTGAGGTAAAGTTTCCTTTTCATCAATCTGTAAGTTATTGGGACTATCAACTCGAACAGCATCGGAAGGCGCACCCGCACCACCCGCATTTCTTTTTCGGGCTTCTCGCAATAAACTTGTAGCTGTGTCTTCTTGAAAGCTTGTAATTGGCAAAGAGCCGTATTCATCTATTGCGCCCTGCTGAATATCGCGTGAAACATCTCGTGGAACGTCCCGTGCTTTTTCGCCAATCTCCAACTGATCCATCATCATGCGCTCAAGCAACTGGTCGTCCGACATCCCTGTTGCTGTCTCGCGCAAAAGACCGCCAACATTTGCGTCTATCAAGCGTTGTTTGCGAAAGTCTCTCATGCCAGACGGCGATTCTTTTGGCGCTGCCGCCATAGACATTTCGCGCTCACGGGCCATTGTTTCAGCATTTGCGGCACCGCGCTCTATGTCTGCGAGAGTAGGTGCTGGCTTTCTGATGCCAGAACCAAACGCTTGCAATGCCTCATCGCCGCCTTCTTGACGGGTAATTGCCAGTGCAAGCTCTGTGGGATTTATGTTTTCTAATGGCGTATCAAGATTCGCGTTGACCAACTTTGGGATATTTGTTTTTGCAGCCTTATTACCAGATGGATCATCTGATTCTGGCGTATATTTATTTAAAAACTCTCCCAAATTCAAACCGCGATTTGTATCTACCCTAACTTGTTGTTGTAAGGCAGAAATACCCGCTTCTGGTGAACTAAATTGAGCAAATCCACCTTCATCAACCCCTGTTACAGCATCCTCTCCATAATACCGCTGCGCTGTTTCAACATCACCTGTTCTAAGATTGCCCGGATTGTTGTTGCGAACATTGCGAACAGTGTCTGGCGCAGGGCTTTGTATTTGTTCGGATTCAAAAGTGGGAGCAGGGGCTTGAGCCATTGCTGTTAATTGCTCTGGCGTTATCAATCCTTGGCGCAATAGCCTTAATAGCTCGTCTTCTTCGCGGTTGCCCGTGCTAAACATATTCATCGTATGTACCTATTAGTAGTTAGCAGGTGTGTATAAATTCTTTGGATCATATGACCCCGGCATCTGTCCACCACCGCCCTGTTGCCCACCAAAGCCGCTCAACCCCTTGCCTATCAGACTCGTCAGCAGTTGCTGCGTCAGTGGATCGGACATAACCTGCTGTGCCATACCCGGCCCCTGCATACCGCCTTGCGTGGGTTGGGCGTTTGCGCCGAAGCTCTGTAGTAGCTTGGCTTGTGCTGCCTCTCTATCCATGCGCTCTTGCTGACGCTTGGCTGCACGGTTTGCCAAGATGCCTTGGCCGATGCTAAGACCTGCTGATGCTATGTATGGTGCTAATCCAATCATGTTAATTCCTTCTTTCCTTAGCGGGCCTTACGCTTCTTTCGCCATCTGGCCCCTCATAAGTTTCACCGCCACGGCTGTCTACCACAACAGTGCTTCCATCAGCTAAAGTAAGCGTAACTGTACCGCCCTCACCTTGCACTCTATCTATTACACCAGACCCGTATCGTTCTTCTATGTCTGCAACATTTATAGTGGTATCAGTTAGGTCACTGAAAATGCTCTGTGCTAACGCTGGATCTGTTATGTTGTTTAATAAATATTGTGATAGGTTGGCTAAAGAAGTTGTGCCAAGATCAGAATCAACTGCGGCAATAGCAGCAGCTATTCTGTCCATATCGGCTTGCTGCCCGGCCAATGTTGGCGCAGTTACTGGTCTTCCTTCAGCATCAACACCCGATAGCTGTCCAAGTAAACCAGCAGTGCGTAGGCGGCTTTCCAGCGTCTCTGTGCCAGCGCCCGTGTCACCCTCTTCGCGGAAGAGGCCCGTAGCGCCAGCTCTGCTCAGTGCGCGGTTCAGCGCCTCGTTCTGGAGACTGCTTTCAC